TGGGTGATCAACTTGCGCAGCAGGGGTCTGCGACGATACCGCAGCAGAAACATACCGAACTTGGCAGTCAAGGTTATACACTTTTAACTGACTCCACGGCCGATGATAAAATTTATGCCGTTCTTGGGGATAATAAATACGAAATGTTTTTAGAGAAATTGAGTACAGACGGGAAAGCTTATGAGGGGCGCATAGATTTAGGAGAGCTGTTTTTTAATCAGGGGGGGGGGGATGACAAACTCGTGGCTTTTGATAAGATGAGGGCCGAGCAGGGCGGTGACGAAGGATCCATGAAAGCATGGCTCGACAAGATGGCAAAAGCCCATAAGGCAGCAACCGATCTGGCAGCAAGCGATCAGGCAGCAGCCCCAGAGTCAGAGCCATCGCAGACTGGCAAGACGGTTCAGGTAGATTCAGAGGCAAATGTGGAGGCATTGGGAGGTTCTGAGGGGTCAGGTAGCGATGGGGAGCGGGAGAGTCTGATTAATCAAAGAAAAGTGAATTTTCTCGCTTCGGATAGAGTCGCCGCCGGGAGGCCCGCGCCAAGTAACATCTTTCTTCACGCGTTACAATTCAAAAAAGGGGGGTTTTTTGCTAAGGGCGGCATAAGAAGAAACACTTGGGATGAGCTTCTGGAGATGATCAAGGATGAGCGGCAGGGACTGACCACACTCAAGCTCCTCCTCAGCGCCGCTCAGAAGGTGGAGCCCCAAGAGGGCGAACACCACGCCCAACTTACAAAGCAAAAATCTGACCTCATCGGGAAATTGGGCGACTTGCACGGCATGATGGTGAAAACGTTTAAAGATGATGCTAATTGGGACAAAAGAATCACGTGGATTGAAGAATTTATGAGCATTTTGATCCCCGGAACTGGCGGCCCTGCTGCCACGGCCGCCACGGCCGATGAGTGTCGGGATTATCTTGTGAAGGCCTGGACTTCAGATCCAGAAAGGGGCAACGTCCAAAGGCTGGTGATGGATGCTTATTATGCGCTGGAGTTCGCAAACGAAGGGTTGGATGAGACCGCTTTGAGAGCTTCCTTCTCCAATCAGTTCGACACAGCGACGCGAACGAAAGTGTTGGTCTTGATCATGGCGAATGAAAAGGCTTTGTCCGTAGTGCGTGCGGCTATTTCTTTAGCGCGTGTCGCAAAAAAGCAGGCGAGTCCTGCGTCGGCAGGGTCTTCAGAAAATCTTGAATCAAGAGTGGAGGCCGCGACGGCGAAGAAGACCGCTGTTCTTAGGGCGGAACTGGCGAAAGCATGGGCAACCGGAGGCGATGGCGATGAGATGTCTGTCGCACGAGCAGAGGTGGAGAAGTTGGCGACAAAGTGGTTTCGAGACAATCCTGGCGAAGATGCTGCAGATTGGACAATCGAGGCCTTGCGATTACAGGTCCAGAAAGGATACGATGCTGCCGATGGGGATGAAAGAAACGCGAAGCGCGATCAGGTTATTAATTGGATATTGAGGTGCGAAGAGGCGGGTCTGAAGGAAGCAGCGAAAAAAGAAATTTCCGAATCCCAGCCAGCGCTGGAGGCGGAGGTGGATCAGGATTTCTTTGCAGCGTCGGCAGAGTCTTCAGAAACTGTAGCAAAAGCCAAAAAAGATCTCGAAAATATTGATGTGAAGGTGAAGAAAGTAGATGACACATTGAACAAGTGGAACACTTGGTCAGGGTGCACGATCGGCGTTGAGAGTGGGCATCTGAAGATTGACTATCCTGGTTGGGGCAGCTGGTCTAAGTGGACACTGAGGCTGGATCTTGAAGATGTGAAGTTGGAAGAAGAGGTCGCGCTCGACGAGCCTTTACGAGACGGTTGGATTTCACTAAAGTGGAATGGGGAGACGACCGGTTACGCCGCGAATGCCGAGTTTGTCATGCCGGATGAATCGAAGAAGAAGAGCGCGAGCGCGCAGCAGCAGCTCAAGGTATTCTTGAAGGCGGGGAAAGGGTGGGACGGTAAGTCGACCGGTGTGAAGTTGGCTCGGACAAAGCGTATTCATGCGGTTTTGGCGAGCGGGTTGCCCGAGACCGGATCACTAGTGTCCTGCAATGTCGGAAAAGCCGAGACCGTGAGCGCGCCGAAAAACCCCTTGGCAGGGCAGGAGGTATCCCAGACGTCGCTCTCATCATCATTATCATCTATGACGATGGAGACGTCGCCACCAAAAGCCAGCGCGAGTGGCGCGGGTGGCGCGGGCGCGGGTGACACGGGTGGTGCGAGTGGCGAAGAAGCCTGGAAAGCGGACCTGCGCAGCGAACTCGAGGCGCTGGCATTCCGCCCTCTTCTTAGACGCGCTGCGGCGCTTAATGGAATAGATTCGAACACTCTCCATAAAGCGAAAGATGTGGGTGAAGTTATTGAACTGATCATTTCCGTGTCGACGGAGCCGGAGCAGGATGAGGGGAGCCTGCGCGCCGAACTCAAGGCGCTGGGCACGTGGGAGCTGTTCGCAGCGGCGGATGCGGCGGGTGTTGATGATGATACTGCGAGCGAGGCACAAACCATTGAGTTGATCATCGCGAAGAGACTCGGCACCGGCGGCGGCCAACAAGGAAGTATGGCTGGTGGTGGTCTATCAAGAAGGAAACGTTCTAAATCTAGAAAGAAGAGTTATCGTAAATCTAGGTCTAGAAAGAAATCTAGATCAAGAAAGAAGAGTTATCGTAAATCTAAATCTAGAAAGAAGAGTTATCGTAAATCTAGAGCAAGAAAGAAATCTAGGTCAAGAAAGAAGAGTTATCGTAGGTGAAGACTTAAATCATAAATGATTTAATCTTTCAATAAGTTCTTCCCTTAGTTGAGGATAATTGATCGGCATCATGATATTATAAATATTTAGTGAAATCTTAGCTGGTTGCGGATGTTTCTTCACTAAATCATCTAATCTTTCAATAATTCTATCTTTTTCTCCTTTCAAATGTTTTTTTATAATTTCATCAAATGGCATAAACATAGGATGAATCTCAAATCCATTTTTACGTATTAGATGATTATAATTATCATGTTCAACGACTAAATTATATAAATCATTCTTTTCACCAACTTCTTTCTCAAAACCAGGTTCATTGTGTAATGGATTATTACATAACAATGATTGTATTGATAGAAGAATACTACCAATATGCATCACAGTCGTCCACTTGGGACCCGACCATGTATTAATCGCCGATAAACATACCTTCCCAATGTGATTATCATGAGATCGTCCAACATATAAATTAGGATGAATTCTATAACGACTATGCGATAAATATCCTACTTTAGGAGGAGAAAAGGGATAATTCGTTGGAAATTCTATTATAAAATAGAAAATACCGTTTTCATAGGGTGTGTCTTTAGGTCCAATAATAATAGCGACGGCTTTCATCATGTTTTCTTCATTGAAATGAAGATGAATTCCTAATTCGGACAATTCCATCTTCTGAATCTCTTTCATGTCTTTATTCATAATACGCTTTAGAGCTTCTCTGGCCATTTATTATCAATACGCTAAATATTCTTAAATGATTTTTGTGATATCCACTTATTTTTGTAGAAAATTAAAAATTTGATTTTTTTGAGTCAATCAATGTTTTATATGCTAGAGAACCGTAATAGATAGACTGAAAAAAATTTGATAGTGTGTTTCGTTAATTTAATTAAAGAAAAAAATATTAAGATATCATTATTTGATATGGATGAATTTTTAGCAAAATACATTGTTAAAAAGGATAGTGATAGCAAACCAATCACTCATACAGCGATGGATGGTGGTAAATGGTCTATCCCAGAAAAGAAACTTCAAAAATTCTACAAACTAACAAATGAATGTATCATTAATGGTCAGAAAAATAAATTACTCGTTGAAAAAATGAAAGATACTTTTCCCTTTGTCGTTGATATTGATCTGAAGTACAAAGATGAACTTGAAGAAAGACAATATAACGAAGATACGATAGAAGTATTAATTGAATTCTTATGGTCAAAGATATCTGAATGTATTCAGATTGATGATATCTCTGGCAAAGGAGTTGTTTTCCTCATGGAAAAGGAAAAACCTTATCCTTGTAACAAACAAGATTATAAATCAAAAGATGGTATTCATATCGCATTCCCTGAAATTATCATTGAGAAAGCCGCATTCAAGAAGATTGTCTCTCTTATTCAGGAAGGTGATCATATCAAACAGATTTTCACCGATACATGTGAAATCGGTCCAGACAATGAAAACAAACAAATATTAGATTCTTCTTTCTCATCGTGGCAATTATATGGATGCTCAAAGGCAGGAGAAACTCCCTATCTTGTAACTAAGGTATTCAAATTAGCCGATGATGGATATCCTGAAAAAATTGATGATGATATTTTCCAAGAATATTATACCGATCCAGTTCAGATTATGGAAGCGATGTCTATGTGTTATCGTAAAGGAACAAATATTGAACTGAAATCTGAGTTCAAGAAAACATTTAAACAGAAGAAGACTAGTAGTAGTAGCAGCATGATGGCTAACAATGATGATAATATTTATGGTAATGGATACTATGTAGATAATAACAATATCATAAATCCTTTCAAGATTACGGAAGAAGAGGAACTTAAACTGGTGAAAAGTCTTGTTAAATGTTTATCCAAGGAACGAGCATCAGATTACGGTAAGTGGTTTGATACCGCCTTATGTCTCCGCAATATCAATGATAACCTCCTTGATTCATGGAAAGAGTTCAGTTCACAAGCGTCTTCTTACAATGCGAATGAATGTGATACGAAATGGCAAAGTATTAACAATACTCATTCTGGAGAGAGAGTTGGTAAGGGTTCTCTGCATTTCTGGGCGAAGAATGATAATGAAAAGATGTATATCAAGGCAAAGGAAGCCAGTTTATCTACATTTATTCATAAATCTGTTACGAATGGAGCAGATGCTGATTATCTAGTTTCAAAGGTTATTTATGAATATTACAAAGACGAATTTATTTCAGTGAATGTTAAGGATGAATGGTTTCATTTCAATGGTCATCGGTGGGAAAGGACACTTGAAGGAACTATTCTGAAGACAAGAATTCACAATGATATCTATAATATCTATAATGAATATGAGAATGACCGCGAAAATGGTTATCGTAAGAAGATGACCGATGCAGTGGAGGCAGCAGATGATCCGGATGAAAAGCAAGATATTCGCGATGGTAAGACCAAAGAAGGACGATGGTTAAAGAATATCTTGAATATCAAGATGAAACTTCTTCAGGGGAATTATGTCAATGGTCTCATGAAGAGTGTGAGGGATCTCTTTTACAAGAAAGAAATCATGGAAAAGTTTGATACGGATACAAGTCTGATTGGATTTGATAATGGTATCTATGATCTTAAGAACAATGTATTTAGGGAAGGACGACCTGAAGATTATGTTACGATGACTACGAAGGTTTCTCTACCAGTGAAACAGACCGATATGCCTATCAAGCTTGACGATATGCTTAACTCTTTTGATAATCCGGATTTAACTGCTCATCCGGAAATGAAGAATTACGGTCGTTTCTATGATGATATGAATGATTTCATTGATAAGATTGTTCCAATTCCTGCAGTGAAACAATATACTCTTCGATTTTTAGCGAAGTGTTTATCTGGTGAAAATCGGGATGAGGGATTTTATATCTGGACTGGGACAGGTGGAAATGGTAAGTCCAAGCTGATTGATTTGATGTCGATGTGTATGGGTCAGTATGCCTGTAACATGCCTATTTCTCTCTTAACTCAGAAAAGAAAGGCCTCAGGTGCGGCAAGTCCAGAGATGGCTGTCACATTAGGCAAGCGTCTCTGTGTCATGCAAGAACCTGATGTCAATGAGACTCTGAATGTTGGTCAGATGAAAGAAATTACAGGCAATGATAAAATTTCAGCCCGAGGTTTATATAAGGAACCATTTGAGTTTACTCCTCAATTCAAACTTATCTGTATGTGTAATGATCTTCCGAATATCCCATCTAATGATGACGGAACATGGCGTCGTCTAGAGGTTGTTGATTTCATTGCTCGTTTCGTTGATTACGAGAAAGAAGTAGATGAAGATAAACATCGTCATCTCAAAGATAAGAGTATCAAGAATAAGATTCCGATGTGGGTCATTCCGTTCTATGCGATTTTACTGCCTCATTGGCGTGATTATGATACGAATGGTATTGATATTCCAGATGAAGTGAAAGCAAAGACAAATGAATATCGGAGCAATAATGATCTTGTTGGTCAGTGGATTGAACAGAATTGTGAAGAAGCAGATAACATTGGTTCCACCGATGGTATTACGGAAACTGCTCCGACCGATTTTGAAGATCTTTACAGTGACTTTTCCGAATGGTGTCAAGAACTAGGTATTAAGAACACTCCTGAGAAAATGAATGTGAGGACTGCACTCAAGAAATGGCAAGATAAGTCTCGTTTTGGATTATCATACGCCAAGAAAAAGAAGGATGCAAGTGGTTGCGCGAATGGTCATGAAGGAGCAATGAAATTCAATCTTAAGAAGACTTAGATTTATGTTTGAATTTACCCAGTGAAGTCATTATAGAAATATTTTATACTGAATAAGTATATGAAAACAATAAAAAAAACTATTAGGAATAGAGGAAAGAAAGTCGTAATTAAAAAATCTACGAATCAGAAAAAGAAATATATGGCGGTATTCTATGAAGATGGCAAAAAAATTAAGACGACTCATTTTGGCGCCGCAGGGATGAGTGATTTTACGAAACACAAAGATGAAGCAAGGAAACAAAGATATATGAATCGTCATAAAGCGAATGAGAACTGGGAAAATCCTATGTCGGCTGGATCATTAAGTAGATATATCTTATGGAATAAGCCAACTCTGAGAGCATCTATCACTGATTATAAGACAAGATTCAATCTCCGGTGAAATATTTATCAGCATGCTGTATTACAGAATCATAACCTAATTTTATCATTGCTTCTTTCTCTTCTCCGTTTAAATCAAAATTTAATCCACCATTGATTTCGGAGACAATGATTTTTTTATTTTCATTTTCAAATGGAGTTTTTTCATTCATTAATGATAAAATAAAATCAAGGATTGGGAAAATTTCAACGAGTTTGTTATTCTTTGTACTACATGTTTCACCTTTGATAGCAAGACCTAAATAGTTATCAGAATTACAATTTTCTATCGGTAATCCACCTCTGATACCGCCATCTACATATAAACAATCGTTATATTTTACAGGTTGAAAGAAAAAAGGTATTGCTGTCGTCATCTGACTTAATAATGATACTGATAAATCAGGATTGGTCAAATGATTCATATATTCTAATCTTCTTTCAGTTGAATTATAAACTTTTACCGTCAATTTAATGGGTATTTTATCATATAATTCTTTTAATGTGATATTTTCTATACCTAGTTTGTGTTTGCAATATGAGTTTATACTTATTCCGATTCTATCATTTTTAAATAATCCTAAATCAACTAATAAATTGTCTATTCCTATTTGAGAAATATCAATGAGAGAAGATAAATCCGTCTCCAAGATTATTTTCTTAATTTGATCCTGAGTTAGATCTAACATGTATAAGATAGAAAAAATGATACCGACTGATGTCGTTATGATTTCTTTGATATCAGGTAAACCCTGTTTAATGATATTTTTTTCAAAGAGAGCTTTGAATATCCCTATATATGCTATCCCTGATGGTCCTCCACCCGATAAGATTAAGGTATCAATATTCATTTACTACTCTAATTAAATCTAATCTTTTAAATAAACAAATATATATAAATGATTATTACAGGATTAGACTTCGGGTTAATAATCGTCGTGTCTTATATGGTTGGATTAGGTTCGGGTGTAGGATTATTTTGCAAATATAAGGATAACATTATGATAAGATCCCGAAGTAGGGATAATTTATCTCAATACAATCATCAGACACAAGTTCCTCAGTTGGCGACACCCGTTTTGCCCTCTGCTCCGGCACCGCATGCAGTCGCTAAAATTACAATAGAATAAATTTGTGAATTTATTTTCTATGATAATAAATCATAGGCATGTCACAAATTGATATGAAAGAATTATATTCCACGATTAACGCGAAAACATTAAGAAGAATGGAATTATATGACTCTATCCTTAAGAAATGTCATAGTCGTATCCTCTATAACTCTGGTCTTCAGAGAAACTACTGTTTCTATCAAATACCTGAATTTGTAATCGGAACGCCTTTATATGATATCATGGAATTAAGAAATTATGTCATGAACAGTCTTAAGACTAATGGATTTGATATCTTATATGTTGAGCCGAATTGGCTCTTCATCTATTGGAACGTAAAAGGATCTAAATCTTTAGTAAAGAATACAGATATAAGTAAACAAGTCAATAATCAGTATAAATCAACAGATACCTATAAACCATCCAATAATTTCATTTATGATGATTCATCACTAATGAATATGGCTGATAAATTTAAGATTTAATAAAATGAATTATCTTTTCCTAACTTATAGATATTATCATAAATCATCAAGAGGAAGAAACCTGTAAAAACATATAATAATAATTCATTAAATTGTTCTTCAGTTGAAGTCTGTGCTAAGACAGGTTTTGGCGGTGAAGATTGATTTCTCATTTTCATTCGTTTAAATTCTAAAAAATCTTGATAATCGGGATCATCTGATAATGATTCTTTACGAATATTTCTTGTCGTGCTAGGTCTCACTATATTTTCATTGAATTCCAAATCAACTCTTCTGGAAGTATCCTGATATTGAACTTCATCATCAGTATAAGGACTCACTCTCATGCCCTTCAATCGTCTTCTCGGTTCTGAATCTTGTGGGTCATCTAATAATTCAGTTTCCATTTCATCGGGTGTTAGAGGTGGGTCTAATAAAGGATCATCAACTTTCTTTTTCTTAAGTTTTTTGGTCTTCTTTGGTTTTTGAACCATATCTGGCCATACTTCGGATAATAATGCTCCGGTCATTTACTAGTATAGAAAATATTTTATTTTAATCTAAACAAAGTTTAATCATAATTTTAATCTACTTAGTTAATAATGGAGAAGTTTATTGATTCGGCAAAAGATAGTCTATCATGTGTTAATGAAAATAAATACATGATAGGTATCACGATGATCATGTTAAATATCGGAGCGCGATTCATCATTGATGAATTAGATGATGATTTAAGAAAAATGATATCAAATGTCTTTGTAAGAAGAGTTGTAATCTTTTGTTCTTTCTTCATGGCGACAAAAGATTTATTTACAGCAACTGTCCTAACAATTATCTTTGTTATCCTAATTAATGAAGTATTCGCTAAAGAATTAGATGAACTTGATGATGATGAAGAGGATGAGAAACAAGGGGGTTCATTTAATAAGAATGAACTTGAAAAAACAATACAAAGTCTAAAGATGATTCAAGTGAATATGTAAAATTATAATGTATCCCCGGGATCTACATCACCTGGCAAGGCCGCTCCTCCTCCGCCATCATCAGGCTCCTCCTCGGCGTCCTGATCCATCTAGAGCGATCCAACTGGGTCTCCCTGCTCGGCTTCGGCCTCCTCCGCAAGCGCCCGCACTGTCAGATCATGCAACTGCGATGCTCTCTCCACCATAAATAACTTTGTGAATATATCAATATCTTTTAATTTTAATTTAACATCAATTATGTCCGGAAAGAAAGAAACTTTCTTGGATTCACGCAATATTAATCTCAATCCTTTCTTATCGACGCTTCCCGCACAATCTTCTAGTTCAGAGAAATGAAATGATACTGATGGGAAAGGGGGTAATTCCATCTGGAGGCCATCATCTTTCAATATTAATTGATTTTCATTACCCGACAAACCCTCTATTTTACTTTCTTTCTCCCCGGCTGTTTTGAATTTTAGACCATCTAAAGGACAAACAGTAGGCGGTTGTGATATCCTATTTATACTATCAATAAATTCATTTTGGGAGTGCTCATCCTGAATATATATTGGAAATCTTTCCAGTCCTCCTTCACTTTTAACATACAATACACATACATCAATATCGTGCTGCGCGCCGTCCGCCATCGAAACTCTCTCATTCTCTTTTTTTGCGAGGCGATCACATATGTTCAAGTCAACGTGTTTTACCTTCTCGCATATTACAAAATCAATTGACGCCGATGCGGAATCATCTTTAAAATAAACTTGTCCCTGATCACTTAAATGTTTGTATATCCTCTTTGACCCCAAAAACGTATAGCTCAGTAGAAATAATAACTTCCAACTTTCCTGATGCGTCCCCGCAGCGGGGGCATCGCCAAAAGTCGGCTTCTTTATGTCACTAGAAAATACCCACCCGTCTCGCGATAGTTCGGCGATGGTCGGGTTCGCGCCTAATAATTCAGGCGTTAGACCCCCCCCTCTCTGAATCCTTTTCTTGTAAGTATTGTTTCGTTTCTTATTATATCTCCTTGTCTTTCTTTTCTTACGATTATATTTCACATTACTGTCCCCCCTTGAAGATTTCCTTGTCCTCCTCTTATTAACCATTTATAATATAAATATATATAAATATTTTTTTTATAAATTCAGAGTAATTCCTCTATCGGTTGATTTTCTATCAGTATCGCCACTCATAAGCGATATCGCATCTAAATCGGGTATTTTATCAGGTTGTAAATTCATTTTGTTAATTAACTCATCAATTCCATCGGGTCCCGACATGTCAGATCTAGCAGGGGATGTTGTTCTCTGAGGACCTCTCTGTTGCTGAGGACCGCCCATACCGCCCATACCGCCCATACCGCCCATACCGCCCATACCACCCATAGGACCACCTCCGCCCATTAGACCACCCATTAATCCCCCCATTAATCCGCCTAATGGATTACCTCCACCTCCTCCTCCACCTAAGCCCATCATGGCAGCCAATGGATTAGGTGGTTCGGGTGCCCTCTGTTGCTGCTGTTGCTGTTGCATACCAGGTCCTTTATTCATGGATCCTACAGCAGCCTCGGCGAATTGTTTCATTAATTCTGGATTCTGTTGTAAAACATCATCCATACCTGGAATTGAAGATTTGAACATAGTATTACTTAGGTGAAACATGAATGCCGAACCAGCTAAAGTAAACATTAATCTTAATTCAGGTGCCATTTCTCCTCCTCCGCCATATTTCTCACTCAATTCTTCAAATATTTCATCATAATCATTGAGATTTTCATTTACAGATTCACCCCAGCCATCTAATTTTACAGCGAATGGATCAAATCTTCCGTTCAAAAACTCTATCCCTGTAACGCATGCCATGAGCATCTTACGCTGAAATTTCACAGAGTTATCTATCTCCCTCTGTTTCCTAAGCTTGATATATTCATTTCTCATGTCTTCCAAATGAGAATTCATATTGTAATTCATAGTCGTCCGAATACCTTGTCCTTCTAGTTTCTTAAATTTATAGAGTAAATCAATTTTTTCATTCTTAATATCCTGAGGAGTTAGACGATGGATCGGTTTAAAATCTTGAGAAGATTCTTGTTGTTTCGGATTAACTAACATATCATCAGTATCAGTAGTTATCTTGGGTAAATTTCCATCAACGATTCCGCCTTTATCTTCGGATGGCTTGAAAAAATTAAACTCTTCCGTAGTAGATTTAGGAGTATTTTCTGCACTGTTTGGTTGAGAGTTTGGAATAGTCTTCGTCAAAAATTCAATACCCATTGGATCAGATACGGATAAACTAGGCTGAGATTGCTGACTAGGTTGAGATGTTTGGCCAGGTTGAGGCGATGAAACATGATTATCGGAAGACACCTGTATATTGCCACCACTTGACTGACCCATCGTTACACTTTTTAGACCCGTATCAAAATTTAAATTCAAATCAGACATCTTTTAAATTCTCATAGAAAGAATTGTTTAAATGAAAACGCATCAATTTAAATAATCCGCGATATTCTGAGGCATCTCATCAATCTTCGTATCATAGAATTCTTCAATATGTTTCATATACTCTACATCTCTATCGCTGATAAGATTTATAGCGACGCCTTTACGTCCATATCGCCCTGATCTACCAATGCGATGAATATATGTTTCTTTCTCTCTGGGCAAGTCAAAATTGAGAACTAAAGACAATTGCTGAATATCAATCCCACGCGCCAATAAATCAGATGATAATAATATCCTTAGAGTCCCCGCCCTAAATTGGTCCATCACTTCGTTCCTTTCCTGAACCGACCTATCACCTGTTATAAATCCGACGGGGAAATTATCTTTCATCAATTTATCATAAACTTCTTCAATCTTATTCTTGCTATTCATGTAAATAATACACTGACCTACATTAATAGTATCATATAAATCAGTAATTACATCATATTTCCAATCATTGTGTTTCACATTGATGAAAAATTGCTGAATACCCTCTAATGTTAATTGTTCTTTCTTCACTAGAACTTTCTGAGGTTCATTCATGAATTTCTCAGTAAGTTCTAGAATCTCTTCAGGCAAAGTGGCTGAAAAGATACATATCTGCGTTTCTTTTGAAAGACACTGAATGATATTATGAATTGATTCCTTAAATCCAAAAGATAAAATTTCATCTGCCTCATCTAGAACTAACATCTTAATATCAATTGTTGGTAAATCCTTGCGTGAAATCATATCTAAGATCCTACCGGGTGTTCCGATAACAATCTGAGGATTCTTTCTCAGATCTTCTCTACACATAGAGACATTTGTTCCTCCGATAACTTTCAATACACCGATATCCATATAGGATGATAAATCCTTAACAACTTTATAGACCTGATCGGCCAATTCTCTTGTTGGTACTATAATGAGGCTTTGAATTGTTTTCTTTGTTACATCAATATTACACAGTGTTCCGATTGAGAAAGCACCCGTCTTTCCTGTACCGGATTGTGCCTGAGCAACAACATCTTTACCAGATAAGATTATCGGTATAGATTGTGTTTGAATTGATGATGGTTTCTCAAAACCATGTGCGTATACTCCCCTCAGGATCGTTTCATTAATATTTAAATCGTCAAAGCTCATTTACATAGATTCATTGAAATATCTTTAAATTAAAAATATTTTATAAATGAATATTATATATTATATGAGTGTTGGTAGAATATTTAGAGAAACTCGTCAAGGAAGTAAGAGTCGTAGCAAGTCGGCTGTTTATGATTATGAAAGAATTGGTAGAGCAAAGTGTTATAGTCATGGAGCGAAAGGATTCTATAGAGATAGAAATGAATCTTCGTGTAATACTCTTAGAAATGCAGGGTGTGTATGGAAAACAGATGAGAAAGGTGCTTTCTGTGATTTACCTGAAGAAAATTCAGAGATGATGGAAAGATATCTGAAGAAAGATAGTAGCGGAAGAATGGCAACTAAGTCTATTGCTGCTTTAAAGAAAAAAAGACGGTCTAAAAAGAGAAAACCTACTAAAAAGAGAAAGTCTTCCAAAAAGAGAAAGTCTTCTAAAAAGAGAAAGACTTCTAAAAAGATGAAGGGAGGGGGCGATGCTACTAAAACACGATTAATTAGTGAAGAACTAGCGTTTCTATATTATATAGCGATAGCTTGTAACACGGAATTAACATTCTTAGAGACTACTAAAGAATTAGTAGATAAAATCTTAGTGGCGCATGAGCATTGGAAAAAAACTGGGAATGAGGCGGGGGATTTGGAGTGGTGGATTAATCATTATAAAACTGGATATGCTGCAATTAAAGATTTACAAGGAGAAATTGAGGGATATCTTTCGACGCACACCACAACAGATCTTATCCTCTTGAGTGGAGAGATGAATCTCACCTCAGGAAATGAATCTAATATATTAGAGGGTGGTAAGGGAAAAGCAGCAAAATATATGTCGGTCGTCATGGCGCGGAGGAGTCCCGGCATCCGAACTATTAATGATTTTACAAAATGGGTAGGCGAGACGAAGAAGCGGGTGGGGGAGGAGGCGCGAAAGAAGGCGCAGGATGAGAAGGCGGCGCAGGATGAGCGGCTTGCGGTTGCGCAGGGTGGCGATACCGGATTGATGTTCGCCAAAGCGATGGGACGCTGAAATCACTTGGTTCATAAACCCTCACTTCAAAGAGACTCTAAAAAACATTAAGTTCATTTAAGTTCATTTATTCCATCGTTTTCAATAATTCTTGGACTTTTTTGATATCGGCACCACCTGTTTGTCCTTTTAACTCTTTTTTATGATACAGATAAAAAGTAGGAACACTTCTTATCTTAAATTCAGATGCTAAATTATCATTTTCATCAATATCAATCATATAAACTTCTAGTTTTTCAGGATCTGCTCCTTCGGAAATCTTTTCTAAGAGAGGTTTGATCTTCTGACACGGACCACACCATGTTGCTGTAAAATAAAAAAGTAAATAACAGTCTTTGTCTTTACAAACTGAAATATCATTTTCTGTAATAATCTTCATTTAATGATATCAACTAAGAATAATTTTAAATAGAAACTTAATAGTCGTCAATGTAGTCTGAATCAGAACTTACCTGTTCTAGATAGGCTGTCCGTTCATCTTCCATGAAGAGTTCGTCTCGGACCTCCTTTAGCAATGGATTAATCTCAATTTGCTCGTCTTTCTCCTTGAAGTATTTCTCTTTTTCAGAATCATCAAGGTTATGAATCTCGCCCGCTGTGAGATATTCAAAGCTCTTCTTTGATTGTGTCATGATCGGTCTTAGAAGACCTTCATAGTCTTCTTTGTTCACGATATGCGACCATAGATTATTCGGTAGAGATTTGCTTTCCGTCAGTCTCTTGTAACAAGAATATCCACAGATATGTTTGTCTGTCATGATGATAGATGAGTCTTCTGATACATCCGAAACATCAGGGATGTCAGTCAGATGAAGCCATGACTTCATCTTAATATCGTTATTGCAATGGAAACAATACATTATGATGATTGTTAAGTTCTGTTACTTAGAACAAACTTGAGAAAATCAAATTTTGCGGGTTCTAGATATGTTCTTTCTTCTCTTAGTTTTCTTTCCCTTAGTTTTTCTCTTGAGTGTCTTTTTATGTTTTCTTTTCTTAGTCCTCCTGTATCCACCATCCTGGGGAGGAAAACCATGCATTGTATTTTTATATGACCCCTTGGCGTCTTTGGATTTAGATCTACGTCTGCTTTTTTTTGATCTTGATTTTAGACCCGATTCAGGTTCCGATACAGGTTCCGATACGGGTCCCGATTCAGTTGGGACAAGTGTATATTTCCATCCCCGCCCTCCCATTGACTTTACTGTTTTAAGACCAATTGACGCAATAAAATAATTAAATTCGTCTGTTTTACGCGCGGAATCTATTTTAACCAATATTTTGGCGATATCTGTCCCTATTTCTTTTTTTAATTCATGGGTTAGATCAGATAAAGCAGCAGAAAATTCTTGTTTATATTTTAATTCTAAATCTTCTCTTTGCTTTTCTCTACTTGCGTGTGCTCCAGCCGATGCTGTAGTGCCGATTGCGGCAATTGCGCTCGCCGTCCCGGCAGAGGCAAGATCAGTCATAGCCAGAGCAAGAGCTCCTACAGCCGACGATTGTGATAGTGTTTCCAGTGGAGCAGTAATAGAATCTCTTAAACTCCGTCTCTTCCCCTTGCTATTTTTTGGATTACTACTCATATATTAATAATTTAAAATAGATTTAAATTTGATATTATTTATAAAGGTTATTTAAAACTATTCCACGATGGTATTAAAAGATACACGTATGACAATGATATTGCCTGAAGATCTCTTCAAACATCTATCAAAATATGACCCGATAATTTACGAACATGTTAAATCTGATAAGAATGAGGAAATGGAATCCATAAAGAATGATGTATATGAAGAATTAGATGATATTTATGAATTAAATGATAAAACCGATCATTTTTCGGTAGCAAAAGAGAGATATCTTAGAGAATATGTTATTTCATATTTCAGAGATAAAGTGATTGAATTTAATGGACGTATTGAGAATCGTAAAGATATCCTTGAGAAGTTAGAGAAAATCAAAAAACTGAAATTACCAGAACAAAGGTCTGAAGAATGGTATAAAATTAGAGAAACGATTTTGACCGCATCATCCCTAGCTGATGCGATTGGTGAAGGTCATTTTTCGACGAAAGAAGAATTAGTCCTTCAGAAATGCGGTGGTCCGAGAGGAGAGGTTCCTTTTCATATCGTTGAATGGGGTGTGATGTATGAACCCGTCGCAACTAAATTCTATGAAAAACTAAATCATCTAACTGTCTTAGAATTTGGATTAGTTCCTCATCCAGAGTTTAAGATTTTCGGAGCATCGCCTGATGGTATTTGTGATACAAATTCACCGCCAGATTATATCGGACGCATGTTAGAGATTAAGTGTCCTCCGAAGAGACAATTTACAGATGAAGTCCCGAGGCATTATTGGATGCAAATGCAGGGACAACTTGAATGTTGTGATTTAGAAGAATGTGATTTTCTTCAAGTGAAACTTGTAGAATATTTCAATGAACAAGAATACAATGAAGATTTACTCATCGTAGATGGTTCTCTCAAAGAGGGTTATTCCTCTCTTGATCTTCCAAAAGGATTATTAATTGCGTTTGTAAAAGATAATCTTGAAGGTAATCCCACGATTCATTATGAATATTCAGATTTTGACCTATCTTATGATGAATTAATTAAATGGTCGTCAAATGTAATTGATTCATGTGATAAACCTCATGATAGGGTGGTAAAGCATTGGTGGAAGATTGAGAGATATGAATGTACATTAGTTGGGCGTGATCGTAAGTGGTGGTTAGAAACCCAACCTAAGATTATTGATTTCTGGGAAGATGTTGAACATTATCGTAAAGTCGGTATCCAAGAAATCCTTGATAAAAAAGAAGCAAAGAAAACAAAGCGAATTAAACTTTCGCAAGATAAAAAAGATAAGAAGAATAAAGCAACCGTATTTGAAATCCAAAAAGCAGTCGTTGATAAGATTCAAAATGATTATCTGATTGATTCAGATTGATTCAGATTGATTCAGATTGATTCATATTGATTCAGATTGATTCAGATTGAATCAGATTGATTCAGATTGAATCAGATTAATATCTATCTATCTTATAAATGGAGCCCGAACCCGAAGTTTATACCGATAGCGGCGATCGGAAAAGTTTCACAAAGTTGAAAACAAAATATGGACGGAAGATACCTATCAAAGGTGAAGAATGTGCTTTCCAAGATTATCGTAAAGATAACGATGAAGCCGTTCATACTATCCTTGATATGATGGATGCTGAGCATCAAAGTTTGAAGGAATTAAAAGATGATGTTGAATTAATCAAAGATAGGCTCTGTATCCATAAGGAGAGAGGACAAATGAAAAAAAAGAAATCTAAGAAATCTAAGAAACGCTCTAAAAAAGGTGGAATGCCACCCGATATGCAAAGAGAAAGAATGAAAAAATATGGAAAAATAGATATAAGATCAAAGAAAGCAATTCTTAAGGCGGCAAAACGAAGAAAGAAATCTACTAAGAGAAAGCAATCTAGAAAAAGACATTAATACGCCATTTTTTTGCCATACTGAAACCAGAGGACAAGAGATACTACAAAACCTACAATCATGCCGTAAGTAAATCCGTCTTTTTTATCTAAGACGTGTCCAATTGTCGACGTAATGAAAACTACGAACATATAGAACCATAATATTACGTAATGACTCTGAAGATCAACATAAGTTTTGATTTTCAATAAATCTTTCATATTTGACAAGTTCATTTTATACTATCGCATATAAATTAATTTATTGAATGAACAACATTTTCTTATATAGTGATTTATTACATCTTAAAAACATGAAATCAATATAATCTATTAAGAAATGTACGACGATAACTGTTGTTAAATTCGTATTTGCATAAATGTAAGCGAATATTATGCCACCGAAAATAGCTTGAATTATGACGCCCATTGTATTATAAATATTAACTCCAAATGATATATATTGATTGATATGAGTTAAGCCGAAGATAACCGATGAGATAAGTATACTTTTAGTTAATCCTAATTTGAAATATTTTATTAATATTACATTGAATATTAATAATCTAAATACTAGTTCTTCAGGAACGCCCGCTAATATAGCATCATAATATGAATTTTGATAGCAATCGGGTGAGGGTGGTTCATCTTTTTTCAAGTAATCATCTAAATAATTATATGTTATAAAGTCTTCTATATATTCAATGACAAATAATACAAATAATGCTATTAAAACAAAGACGATTTTATTCATTTTTAATTTTTTCATGTTAGTAACTTTCAAATAATCTGTATTCATATCAATCAAAAAAATGATAATAAATATTAATGTGGCTATTTTGCCATATAGACTCGTATTCATTTTATACTATCACATATAAATTAATCTATTTATAATTCATCTACTGGTCCTTCGGATAATGAGACTGGTTCCCATTTCTTAAAGAAATCATTGTATTTACATTCTACTAAGACTTCATCGTCATAATTTTTATCATTGAACCAACTTAGCAAACTATGACTTAGTAATGTTGTTTGAACTAAGGCGATATCTTGTTTTATGAGATTATCTCCGTTCGTTAAATATAGTTCATAAACATCCGGTTTCATTGTTTTCATGATCCTGAAACATTTCGTTTGTTTCTGTGGTATCTCTTTCATTTGGACAGGATTAGATTCTTTTGGAAAGATATAGAGGATATTTGAATAATCAACTCTTAAAGGAACAAAATATAATCCTCGTGTATCATAAGGTAAGTTCGGAGCAAATTCATTTAGCGCGATATCTAAGTCTCTGTAATCAAAGTACTTTTTAATGAATAAAGGACAAGTCTTTGTAAATTCTGATTCAGTATAATGAGATGAAAGAATATCATGAATTATATTAACACGATCAATAATTATTGTTTTTTTCATGTTTTTACCTTGATGATAATAGATATCATTAATACCAATACACCATTTCTTGTTCCTCTTGCGAATCAATTCACATTCAAGTAAAGTCCCTTTATATAAATCTGATGAAAACTCATAGGGTAAGATAAATATCTTGGGATAATCATATCCTTCTTTAATCTTCTTATCAATGAAGAAACAATAATTTGTTCCATTAATCTGACTTAAGAAAAGTAAGTAAGGTGTTCCACTACTCTTAAGGAAGAATATATGTGGATTATTTAAATTTTTTGAAAATTGTTCATTAAATACTTTCGCATAACGCGAATTATATTTAATGCCCGAACATAAAAGACTGCATTGATTTAAGATATATTGTTTAGATTCGTTCGTCGTAATGTTATCAATCTCAACGTTACAAAAAGAAGTTTTAGTGAAAGAAGACGGATCCATGTTATATTACTAATAAGTATTAATCTTTTAAATCAAATTTTAATTATATATATTATACATTATGAGTGAAACCGTCAAAATAGATGCTGTCACAGCATTGCCATCAAAATCAAAATATAGAAAATACGCTCCAGTCATAATTATTTCTTGTGGTATATTCATTGTAATAGTTGTAGCATATCATAAATATTCTTCATCTAGTACCGATTCTCTTAGTGATAGTGAATTAGCCTTTACAGATACTTTTGGCGAATCATATGGTGGCGGCGGTGGTCTAGATAAACTTTATGATAAAATAGGTGGTTCTGAATCTCTCAATAATGGTAATTTATCATCACAGATAGATGTAGATACTGAAAATTATTCATGTAGTTTTGATGTAACATACCAAGGTGATAAAAAGAAAAGAGTTGAGTGTAGGAGTGGATGTTTTATTGATGATGATAATTCTAAGTTCTGCGAAAAATACATCTATAATAGTCGTGTTGATGGTGGTGGGAGTTTAGATACAATTTATGATGATGCGGGTGGAAATGAATCTGGTAGTATCAGTCGCATGATATCAAAAATAAACGTGGATGCGGGTGATAAAACCTGTGGATTTTACGTAGATTATGAAGGAAATAATAAAAGGACAGTTGTCGTTGACGAGGGTGGACCTCCTATCTGTAATAAATTTAAGTATGGAGATGGTGACCCGGGGGATTTATGGGAGACTTTAATAGATGATACATATATTTCTGGACGACGTGACCTGGACCGAGCAAATAAGGATGCCGATGATCATGACTTAACTCCGGCCCCAGTAACGCCAGTAACGCCAGGAACAACGCCAGGTCCAACATCAGGACATCCACCACCGCCTCCGGGACCATCAGAACACCCATCACCCTCTCCCCCACCTGAACAGGAAACTGCCAATGTGATAATAATTTTCTTGACTGTTGTGGGTTTAATAATTTTGGGGGTAATTGGTCAAAATATTCCGCGATATAATATGTCCTCTGAAAATATTATAGGGATGTGGTCCTTTATATTCGTCGTTAGTTTCAGTTTATTCGTTGGGTCCATTGATGGAATGATCTCACCACGTAGTAGTGTAGCGGGCTGGGCAACCGTGGTCATTCTGAATATTCTAGCCATTATAATCACTGTATCCATCTCCATCATGGGCGGGAAGTCATTACAGAGAGGGCTCCATCGAGCGCCAGGTGAGAAGTGGGCGCCGATCGTGTTTGGGGCGTTTGGTCTGATGGCGTTTATCGTTTCTTTAATTGTCGTGTGATGGGACTAAAAAAAGCCGATAAGCGCTGCTCCTAAACAATATCCGATCCATAATTGCCTTAGCATCTTTTCACCGGGTTTCGCCAGCATCCCATACGCAACGAGTAAGACAGCTAATAAACCGTAAAGATGCCAGACTGAATATTTCTTTTGTGAATCATCCTGATCAACAAATCCTGCGTGACCACAACTACTCATTATTTTATACTAGTATCAAATAAAAAAATTTGATTAAATTATTAATAATACAATATATATACTCTTTAATGGAACATCAGGACTGGACGCCAGTTGTTGTAAAGAAGAAAAATAACAAAGATAACAACCCCGACAACCCTGGCAACCCTGGCAACCCTGGCAACCATGAGAAATCTAAAGTAACAAAGTTAGAAGAACAAGTTGAAGAAGGGACTATGAAACATAAAAAAATGGATATTACATTCGGTAAAACCCTCCAAAAATATAGATTAAGTCAAGGATATACACAAAAAGATTTAGCGACTAAATTAAATATCCCTGTTAAAGATATCAATGAAATTGAAGCGGGAAAAGCAAAGCATAATGGTCAGTTAATGGGAAAAATTAAACGAATCATGAAATAAAAAATCTATTATTAATATAAATGGATGTTGATTTGACGACGTTGAAAAAAACGAATGATAAGAAACCTAAAGAAGATCCTAATCAGAAGTGGACTCCTGCTCAGGAACAATTATTAGCCGAATGGTCTGAAAAGGCTGCGTGCTTCAGATGGTTACACAGTCGTTCAGAAAAAGCATATCGTTTTAGGAATTATTCTTTTACTATCCCTGTTATTATCCTATCCACGCTGACTGGAACTGCTAATTTCGCGATGGATTCATTCGTACCTGAAGAATATAAACAGATCGCAATGGCATGCGTCGGTGGTGTGAATATTTTCGCTGGTATTCTATCAACTCTTCAAAATTTTTTACGGTATGCTGAATTGATGGAATCTCATCGCTCATGTGAAGTTCAATGGTCCAAGTTTGGTAGAAATATTTCGGTGGAGTTAGCAATAGATCCTAAAAGAAGAAAACCCGCGGATGATTTCTTAAAAGTTTGTCGCGCTGAATATGATAGATTGATTGAACAGAGTCCTCCGATAGATGATCCTATCATTAAGCAATTCAAACGCAATTTTAAGGATTCAGATGTTAGAAAACCCGATATTTGTAATGGTTTAGATAAATGTAAGATATTTCAACCTAGTGAAGAAGAGAAACATGCTGCAATTATCGCGACCGCTGGATCAAAATTATTAGAACGCCGAAAATCAAAACAATGGAACCCTGTTGAAGTAAAACGTGATCTGCCTAAAAAAATAAATCCCACATTTAAGTCACATTCTAATGAATCTAAGAAAGAATTAGATGGATTATTAAATATGGGAAGAGTTTCTTCATTTAAAAATCCACCTAACATTGATATTTCACAAGATGCGCGGCCATTAGAAATTATACATGAAATTGTTAGAAACAATAAACCATGTACAAATTGTAACTCCGAACCCTTATCTGAACCCGTCCCTGAACCCGTATCCGAACCCTTATCTGAACCCATCCCTGAACCCGTCCCTGAACCCATCCCTGAACCTATATCCGAACCCATCCCTGAACCACCCGAACCTGATCTTGAAAATGGATTAAATAGTGATGAAGTTATCATAGAAGAAACTAAATCTGAAACTGATATGCAACATGATTTCTTAGAAGAGATGGATAGATTTAATGATAAATAGAGTAACCTTCAAAATTAAATTTTAATTTTTTATATCTTTTAAATAAATTTATTTGTTTAAAATATAGCGATGAAAGGTAAAAAAGAGAATCGTAGTCTTAAGAAAAATAAGCGATTATCTCGTAAGGGCAGACCATCTCGTTCCAGAAATAAGACTCCGAAGAGAAAGTCATCCAAAGGTCCAAAGGAGCCAAAGAATCAGAAGAAACGGACATTGGCCAAGAATACGAAGCAGAAGGGTGGGGGACTTCTCGCTGCTATAGGTATTGGTTTGGCGGCAACCGCTGTTACTGCTGCTGCTTACAAGGGATATCGTTTAATCAGCAAAGTAAAAGATACAGGATATATTCGTAGATTATTAAACCAGGATTATGTTTCTTATGCTCCTAAAGTCATCGTTACTGAAACTCCAGATTTCATTAATCATTATTTAGAATGTATTTCAACGATTGAATTCTTTCAGTTTGTCCTAAGTAATCCGGAATATCTGAAATCAAAAACTCTTCAGAGTATTATTCAGAGGACTTCATCGGAAGAGAAATCAAGTAAATCTAAATTAGATTCTGGATTTGGAGGTGAATTTATGGAACTAGAGCAACTCCTCACCACTAACAGTAGTAGAGACAATAATTTACTAGAAAACATGGAATTGAAGGTTGGTAAGATAGAAACATCTGATAGTGGAAATGTTCAAAAACTCAGAGATTTATTGTTACTGACTGCTCGTATCCCTGGTTCCGGATTAGATGAAAGTCAGGTAACTAAGGATGAAGAATTAGAAAAATTAACAGAATTAGATCGTATTAATCCTTATTTATCTGTGAATACATTCAGATGGCAAGAAGTTGTTTATTCTGGTCTTTATGATGAATATTTTACGGAAGAAGTTGACCAGATATTAAGAGAACGAGATACGGCGAATTCATTGTCACCTGAAGAAAAAGTGAGAGTTCAAGGTGTAATTGAAAGATGTTCAACAAATATAAATTTCATTGATGCGATCCGTAGTAAGATGGTTGAGTGTTCGTCAAAACCACGCGGTTACTTAGATTTTGTATCTCCGACGATTTCATGGGATAGTCAGAAGAAATGTCTCGCTTGTCCAAACCAAGATTGTTTAATTTATATTTATGATTTTTACTACAAGTTTTTACAGGATGAAAAAGATAACATTCCCATTATTGATAAATTATACGCACTGATGATATGTGAAGCACGAGTATGTGTCTTATCTAAGTGTCTGGCATTAGAAGCGATCCGTGTTCAAGACAATAAATCGGGTCGTGTCAAGAGGATAATTCATGAAATTTACTTGGAGGATAAAAAATCATTAACCGGAATCAGTTCCGAACTGCCGAATGAGATATTACCTCAGGGCCAAGTGGGTGGATCGGATACATCTGCGATCAAACCGAATCCTATATCGTCACCAGGAACTGAACCGACTCCTTCGCCGATACCTACTATAGCACCAGCAGCACCAGATCCAGCAGCAGATCCAGCAGCACCAGCAGCACCAGCAGCACTAGCAGCACTAGCAGCAGCAGCACCAGCAGCATCAGCAGCACCAGTAGCACCAGCAGCACCACCATCTACTCCTACGCCTCCCGCACTTCCAACATCGGGTCTGACGACTTCACCAACATCAGCCCCTACAGCAACAACAATCTCTACAGCAATAACCCCTACACCAGTAACGCCTTTGGAAAAATCAGGGGATGATAATAAGAAGGAAGGAAATTTTTTCACCAATTTATTCAAATCAGATAATAAGGAACCCGAACAGCCGACTCCACCGACTCAGCCGACTCCACCGACTCCACCGACTCAGTCAACTCCACCGACTCAGTCAACTCCACCGACTCTACCGACTCAGTCAACTCCACCGACTCGGTCACCTCAGGATAATAAATCAAGTGTCTCTGAAGATAAAAAGGAAGATGAACATGACCCGATATTCTCTCTCCTAAGATCAGATGTAGAGAGCGAACTTTTTTCTAATCTCAAGACAGGAACACCTGAAACAACTAAATTATGTGAAGCACTATCTATAGACACAAGTTTAGATGGGAAGAAGATAGTTGAATCCTTTATGAAACATACAATGGGTCCTAAATTTGGCGGCGGTGTAAAATTATCAACGATTCTCATGAATGTCTTCAGAGATTATGCTGAAGTAAGTAATGAAGATGTAAAATATAATAGCCAACGTAATGCAATCGTATTATTGAACAAATTAATTAAACAGGAGGGTATGGTTTTCCTTGATTTTTTCAGACCGAAATTCTTACTCGGAAAAAATAAGTTCTTCGGAATGAATCAAAGTTCTGATATATCATTTGCTACTAGAGTTAGCGATGAAGTGCTATTATTATTTAATAATAAACAACAGGATAGGGCGAATCTCGTTAATGTTGCATTCTTGGTTGAAGCAAAGGGTCAAGATTTGAATCGTGGACTTAAGAAATCTTCCTTCATGGAGGAGATCTTTCAGAGATTAGAAGATGATAATATAAATAAGATATTATTTTCATCTTGTCTTGATTTAGTAGAAATTGAGAATAAAGAAGAATTATTACCCCGAGTCGCTGTGATATATAATTCATTACCTGAGGGAGACCGCGTTAAAGTTCATCGTCATGCTGTCTGGTTAGACTTAACATCGAAAGAGAAAGAGTTATTTAATATACCAGTGTTTTCCGCTGATGACATTGGGTCATCTGATAATAAGTCTGATAGGAAATCGGATAGAACATTAAGAAGGAATGGAAAATCATCAAATCCACGGTGTATTGAATTGGAAAATAATTTACAGACAAGATTGAGAAATAAGGAGAAAATAATTGTGGATAGCGGCATGATTAATTCACTTGAAAGATGTTCCGGAGAGAGAGTTAATGAAGATACATTAGACGATGATTCTTTACCTACGGATGATTCTTTACCTACGGATGATTCTTTACCTACGGATGATTTATCTGAGAATTTAAAACAACAGAGGGACCGGACTATATCCGATATATCCGATGAAAAAAATAAAATGAGAGAGAGAGAAATAGATAATAAATCAACCGACCCATCCATACCTAAACCGATGACAGAGGATACTTCTTCACCTAAACCATCAGTCACTGGATTACCACCAACGGGAGATAGACCACCAACAGGAGATGGAATACCCACTGGCTCACCACCAACAGGAGATGGAAAGTACACTGGCTCACCACCAACAGGAGATGGAATACCCACTGGCTCACCACCAACAGGAGATGGAATACCCACTGGCTCACCACCAACAGGAGACAAACCACCAACAGGAGACAAACCCCCGACGACATCGCCTAGTGGATTAACGGCGCCAGGACCAATGAAAGATAGTTCGCCCATTGGACCGCCATCTGGATCATCATCAGACGAGCCATCTGGATCATCATCAGACGAGCCATCTGGATCATCATCAGGACCGCCATCTGGATCATCATCAGGACCGCCATCTGGATCATCATCAGGACCGGCATCTGGATCATCATCAGGACCGCCATCTGGATCATCATCAGGACCGCCATCTGGGTCATCACTAGGCGAGCCTGCTGGATTAACGCCTCCAGGACCTCCATCTGGGTCATCACTAGGCGAGCCTGCTGGATTAACGCCTCCAGGACCTCCATCTGGGTCACCATTAGGACCTTCATCAGGCGAGCCATCTGGACCTCCATCTGGATTATCATCCGGACCTCCATCTGGATTATCATCCGGACCTTCATCTGGATTATCATCCGGACCTCCATCAGGATTATCATCCGGACCTTCATCTGGATTATCATCCGGACCACCATCAGGACTGCCATCTGGGTCCCCATTGTCACAATCGTCACAACCATCTGGACCATCTTCCGTCCCTCCACCTAGCGGCTCTAATTTACCATCAGACCCATCGGAGCCTGCTGATAGAACGGTATGGTAAATGAAGTTATAAAAAAAGTTAATTATATATTTTAATGATGATAATTTATTCAAATGAGAACTTGAAATTATCAGTAGCACATTCTCCTTCTTCTTCTATTGTCATGAGAGTATCAATATCTGTAATTGTTTCTTCAAATTCATCTTCCATATCCATTGCATTTTTAGACATTGTTTCTTCGTCCAAAAGAATATTACATAATCCAGTTCCAGATTTGATAGTTTGTCCCATCATGATATTACTAGATACACCTGAAAGATTATCTTTTTCTGAAAAGATACCGGCTTTGATTAATTGATCTGTTGTATCTTCAAACGAGGATTTAGCGAGGGGGCCAACATCGCCCCGATTAATACCTTGCCTATTGACCGATGTTAGCGACCCTTTACACGTCATTGTATCACATAGTAATTCAATGTGTCGGATATTAATATATTCGCCAGCATGATCAACAACATCGGTAATTTCATCTATCAATACAGACCTTGCTCCTTCAATCCCTAATACATTTACAATTTCAATGATATCATTTGAGGATGTCTTATCCTGATTAACGAAAGCATTATTCATTATTTCCAATAAATTGACACCGTCGGTCACCAATACATGTCTGGTAACGGTTTCTATATCATGTTCTTTCTTTTCTTGTAACTGAATCTTTTCATCATTTATTTTACTTGCCGAGATATCGCTTACAATAATATCTGAAATATTTGGAACGCCCTTAATTACGATATTGTTAATGATGTCTTCATTAATATTCTTGATAGTCGAGATAATATCTGACTGGTCTTGTATCCCATTAACGTCTTCTTTCTCATTATTGATTTTGATAGATATTCTACCGATAAGATTCTTAGAATTATCATCTGTATATGTAAATATGATTCTTTCTGGGTCATAGTCTAATAATTTCATATGTATGTCTTCCATAATAACACCTTTGTCCATCATGGCTTCATGATCAAATACGAATCTTATAATCCATGGAGAAATATTGTCTTCAGATGAATCTGATAGTAATTCAAACTCTTTGTAAATAGATAGCAATTCTTCGTCTTCTTTGATATCAGTTTTACCTTCTCTATTTTTTGGATCGTAATAAATACTGCTCTTGAGTATTAAGTCTTTTAGCATTGTATATTCAAGTTGATTCTTGGCATATGCGATTTTGGTTTTATCATTGAAATCATCGTTGAGATAGATAGTCGTTGATGGAGATTTAATATTCTTACTCACATGGATTAATTCCTTTAATCTCGGAATACCACGAGTTACATTAGATTTCGCACTCACTCCGGCGAAATGAAATGTATTTAATGTCATTTGTGTAGCAGGTTCGCCAATACTCTGAGCAGCGAGAGCACCCACCATTTCACCGGGGGTAATCTTTGCATTGTGATATTTCTCTCGAATGATTTTTGTGATAATTTTATATTCTTCGCGTGTAATCTGATATTCTGAAATCAGTACTTTCGGATTTAGATGAACATGAACCAGGATTTCAAAGATCTTATTATTCTTGAAATCATCCCGAATATAGAGAGAATTAATCAATTTCTGATTCCCTTTGTAAATATCTATCGGTAAAATATTACTCTTCTTGTTTTTCAATCGCTTCGTATTTTCTACAATCCTTTGAATATGAACAGGATAATTGATATTATTTTGAGTGTTTCCATTGAATATATCCGAAATCAAACATTCGCGATGATCTAGCAGTTTCAGGAAGATATCGTCAAGTTTTGATTGGTCTAACGCTTTCGCTTTTTCTGCGGCAGATTTATTATAATACTTTGTCCAATTCGTATTTTCATCAAAGTAAAATTTATCCATTAATTCTTCATATGATAATTTAGTTAGATAAAGTGGTTGTGATTCTACATGACAAGCGTCCATGCCGTCATTTCCATAGATAAATTGAATGATTGAACCAGAAGATGTTCTAACTGAATAATCATATCCTACCATTAAATCTTCCATCGCCTTTACAAGTTTTCTCTGAACATATCCTGTTTGAGAAGTCTTTACCGCAGTATCAATTAATCCTTCACGACCACCCATCGCATGAAAGAAGAACTCTTGTGGAGTTTGTCCTGAGATGAATGAATTCTCAACGAAACCCCTTGCCTCGGATGAATCATCGTATTTATGATAATGAGGTAATGTTCTGCCTTCAAATCCATAAGGAATACGCTTTCCATCAATATTCTGCTGTCCTAAGCATGCTATCATCTGAGCAATATTAGTTAATTTGCCCTTTGATCCAGAATTAACCATAAACGTAGCTCGGTTCTTTGGGTCAAGATTAGATAATCCAATTCTCCCTGTATCATTGATTGTCTTATTCAAGATAGAATTAACCTTGGATTCAAAATAATCTTTATTACTTTGACCCGGAATCCCTTCAAAGATATTGAGATGAAATTCTTGCATGATTTCTTCAATTTGCTCTTTCCTTTCCGAAATAGTCTTCTTAATTTTTTCATTTGTTTCGGTATCAGCGATCATGTCGCTAATTCCCACACTAAACCCTTCAATTAGCAACACCTGAGTGATAATCTTTTGTAAATCATTGATGAAATGATTGGTTCTTTCTTGCCCTAAATCATTGAAGATTGTGTGAATTAGACCTTTGGATGTCTTTGAAAACATGCCTTTATCAAATGTCCCCTGCTTAATGATGCCGTTTACAATTTTCACGATATTGATTTTATCGTTATTCTTGGATAATAATCCGTTCTTGGTATTATCATCTGAAGAAGTTAGATTATCATAAGAACCATTTACCATCTCTAAATTGATATTTTCGGGTAGAATATATGATAAGACAGATTTACCCGACCATAGTGGAGTGCTAACGCCATTCAATTCAAAACTGTTATCCGATGGAGGAATTGTCCCATTGAATGTTGACAAATCCGAAATAATATTAATAAGTTGATTGCGTGTATATAGACATGAATCCACTAATTTATGAGTTGTATTTTTATCAGATACTTCGTATATATTCGCATTAGGGGCATAATGGATTGAAGAACCTTCGTTAAATTGAATGATTTCTGAGTGGGTCATCTTATACATTCCTAGGAGAGTATCTTGAACAATCGTAATGATAGGTTTGTTCTCTCTTGGAGAGATAATCTGAGAATTCACCGAACAGATATTAATCAATTCAGCCATGGAATGAATACTTTGAGGAACGTGCATGTTCATTTCATCTCCATCAAAATCAGCGTTATAAGGCGGAGTAACGCTAACATTTAATCTGAATGTGTCACCTTTCATAACCTTTACTCTATGTCCCATCATACTCATCTTATGAAGAGAAGGTTGACGGTTAAATAACACCCAATCATTGTCTACAATATGACGATTCACTTTATCTCCATATTCTAACTTATGATTACCCTTATTTGCTTCTGTGATAGAAAATCGTGATCCATCTTTCTTAATAATACTTTTTGCTCCAGGCCATTTGTTAGGACCGTTCAAAATATATTCCTGAAGTTCATCCTTATTAAAAGTATTCACAATTTCAGGGAATGTTAAATTTAGGGCGATCTTATATGGAACTCCAAGTTGATCCAGATCAATATTAGGGTCCGGTGTAATAACACTCCGAGCAGAGAAATCAACACGCTTACCCATAAGATTGGACCGAAGACGACCTTCTTTGCCCTTTAGCCTCTGCCGAATAGCCTTAAGAGGTCGCCCTGAACGATGTGTTGACGGAGATATTCCAGGCTGTTCATTATCAATGAACGTAATTACATGATACACTACCATATTATACCAATCATCTATGATCTCTTGTCTGGCAAAGTTTTCAATCTTCTTTTTTAAGGAATTATTATACTTAACAATCTCAGCAAGTTTATGAGTTAAATCATCATCCATTCTCTGTGAATTACCCTGTTTAACCGACGGTCTCACTGTTGGAGGAGGAACAGGGAGTATGGAACATATTAGCCATTCAGGACGACACCATACTGAACTAAATCCCAGCAAATTACAGTCTTCATCTGATATCTTTTCAAAGAGAGATTTAACATATTCAGCCTTTAGCATCTGCTTCTCATCAGAGGTAGTTAAATCTTTCCAAATTGTCTGTAGTCCTGCCACTCCATCCAGCTTGTACCGATGAGGTTGCATACATCCACAACCATCTTCAGTTTCTTGTCCACAACGAGATATCTTAGAAGATAATTCATAGATTGTATTCCATCGGGTTTTATTTGACTTTGATAATAATTCAGAAATGATAGGTGACTCTTTATTCACTCTCAATTTACCACATCTGAAACAGATACATTTCAGAATCTTAATTATGATATCCATGAAATGATAATTATAAACAGGTCTTGCTAACTCAATATGACCGAAATGTCCTGGACATCCCATATTATCCAAACCACAAGTATTGCATACCTTTCCCATATCTGTTGTTCCCATACGATTATCAAACAGACCTTTGATTACAGGGACATCCTTATCATATGTTTCATGTTTTGTAATCTCAACTACAGAATTTTTTCGAATCTCTTCTGGAGACATAATACTAAATTGTAGTCCCGTAACATTCTTAGTGATGGGCTCAAAGTCAGTCATATATGATATTGATTATATAATTATATTTTTAAATCAAATTTTTAACTAAATTTGATTTAAAATTAAATTTGATACCTTTAGTAAATGAGTAATAATTTACACGAAATGACAACACGATCCAAAGTTAAATCTCAAGAAATGAATTCACCATCATCCGAAGCATCATTTGATGACAGTGATGTAGATGAGCATGGTAATCTTAGGGGACTTATTGATTATGAATGTGAAGACGAAGACTTTGATCAGAAAGAATATGATAAAGCGATTCAAGGATTATCAGGGAAGAGGAAAATATCTACTAAGAAATCTGGAAAAAAGAAAGATAAATCAAAACTCAATGATGTATTCATGACATACTTAATCATGAAAGCAACCGAGAAAGCCAATGAAGAAATAAAAACAAATCGTAAAAAAAACCACAAGAAAAAACGGGTAAAAGTTTCTGAAGAACCATATTTTCCTAAAGAAGAAATTAACTTAGATCCAGATAAGGAAAAAAAGAAGAAATCTTCATTGATCACAATACTCAACGCGGATCTTGCCGAAACTGAATCCGATGATGAGTCCTTTACAAGTTGTGATAAATCTGATGATTTATCAGAAGATACATCAGATAAATCATCAGATAAATCATCAGATAAATCAGATAATTTATCTATTGAATTATCCTCCGATAAGGATGAAGTTGATGAAGTTGATGAAGTTGATGAAGTTGATGAAGTTGATGAAGTTGATGAAGTTGATGAAGAATCATCCGAAGACTATACTTATGAGTATGATGATTTAGATGAAAAATATGAAGGGTTAATTGATAAACAGATGTTATTAAATTCAGAAGAATCTAATATGGAATATTATCATTACTTGTCAAAAGAAAAGAAAGAGCATTATCTTGAGAAAACCAAAGAAATCTATGATATTAATGGTTCAAATACTCCTCTACGATTCAAGATTATTGAATCTGATATGGATATGAAAACAAAAGCAATTGCTCTTGAGAATGTTGATAAGATGAGTGAAATGGATGTATCAACTGGAGAACATAGCAAAATGGACCATTGGATCAATGGCTTAATGAAAATTCCCTTTGGGAAATATAGCACAATTCCTATTAATCATGAGAGTTCAACTGATGTAAAAAGAGACTTTATTAAAAATACATATCAAACCCTCAATAAAGCGATTTATGGTCACAAGGAAGCAAAAACTCATATTCTCCAAGTAATCGGTAAATGGATCCGAAATCCTGATAGTGGAGGAAATGTTTTAGCGATCCAAGGACCAATGGGTAATGGTAAAACAACATTGGTTAAAGAAGGTATTTCAAAGGTATTAAATAGACCCTTCGCATTCATCGCTCTTGGAGGTGCTTCGGACTCAGCATATTTTGATGGTCATTGCTTTACATATGAGGGTTCTCATTGGGGTAGAATCGTTCAGATTCTGCAGGAATCGAAGTGCATGAATCCAGTCATCTATTTTGATGAATTGGATAAGATTAGCGATACAAATAAAGGTGAAGAGATTGTTCACATGCTAACTCATCTCACAGACCCATCTCAGAACGCATTGTTCCAGGATAATTATTTTCCTGGAGTCAATCTTGACTTATCAAAAGCCCTATTTATCTTCTCTTACAATGATGAATCTAAAGTAAATCGTATCTTAAAAGACAGAATGTATGTAATTCATACAAAGGGATTTAAGGTAGAAGATAAACTTAAGATCTGTAATGAATATCTTATCCCAGAAATATTTGATACATTTGCTTTTGATAAAGAAATCATCTTTACTGATGAAATTATTAAGAATATCATTAATGAACATACTGGAGATGAGGAAGGTGTAAGGAATCTCAAAAGATGCGTTGAGACAATAGTTTCTAAGATTAATATTCATGTCTTATCAGAGGGCGATGATGATTTATCATTTACGTTGAAGGATTTCAGTTTGCCCGTTACTCTGAATAAAGAACATATTGATATTTTATTGAAAGACGGCCCAAGAGAAGATAAAGTTCCTTTCGGAATGTATTGCTAAATCATTACTATTGTAAATGAATACTATTTTTCCATTGACAGAAATACATATGATCATACTTATTTTTATCATATTTCAGTAAATCCTGATAATTAGCGTCCCTATCGTAGCCATTGGACCCGCCGTCTCTTCTCTTAAAGAGAAGATGATTCTCTAGATCACAAGACAATACCATTACATGCCCCATACCCATATAGGTAAGCGCGATGTCAAAAACTTTCTCTTGACCATCTTCGCAATATTTTTTGTAATTTTCTAGACATTTAGTTAAGGACATGATTGTCCATTCACCAAGATATACTTCAACATCAGGATTACCGATCAATTCATACATTATCTTGATATGACGATTAAGTGAATCTGGGAATTCTGGCAATTCTTTATGTTCCATCTGATAATCACAAGATATATTTTTAGAAAAGAATGGTTCTTGAGTGCTATCATGGTTCTCCCCTGATACTTTCGCCGAACTTAATAGTTCTTGAACGGACATCACTTGTTTCTTCTTGGCTTCAATAATCTTATTCATTCTTTACTAATAAAAAGTAAATAAAGTCTTAAATCAAATTTACATAAAGAAAGAATCATAGAAAATATAAATGATAAATTTATCGGCTAATCCTGAGTCTGAGGATAAAAAATATACACTGAAATTTTTAATACTAACTGATGTAATATGTTTCTTCATTGGCTTTGGCTGCCATTATCTGGTAGAAGATCATTAGCACCTAGATTATCATCTAATTCATTGTAATGAACCATAACAAGGATGGTCAATACAATCAAATAAACGAATGCCAAAATACATAGAACTAGACAGCAAAACGTATATATCTTTCTACAACATTCATCTTCATCTGCCCTCCGTTTTTCATGCCTCTTAATCTCCTCTTCGGTCATCACTTGAACACGATGAACCATTTTTCCTTTGTTATACTGATAAAATAACATAAAATCAAATTTGATATCAGTCTTTCTTATGAGCTTTACAATGCTCATATCCTAAGAGGCAATTTTTATTACATTGATTACCCTTATTTTTTCCCCTTACCAGGATATGTTTACATGGTTCGCTATAATTTTCTTTTAATTCTTGTTTCTTAAGAATAAATTCTTTAGTTGAGTGATTACAATGAATACCCGGAACAACTTTTTTAAGACCGTTTACTAGTGGCAATAAATCTGTATTCTGACGACAATAAGGACAACTATTATGATTAATCTTATTTGATGATATCATGAATGTTTTCATCAAGCAATCATAATGAAATTTATGAGAACATTTTAATTCATAACAAAATTTATCTTCGATATCTACTCCGCAAATAGAACATTCTTCGGATGACATATTACCATTGATAAACGATAATTATTTAAGTAATTATTATGTAAATAGCATAAGTGATATGATAATTCATTACAAAGAAGATTTATCACAATATTCAATAGTCTTATCTGGGCCTTTGAAATATTCAGAATCATTTACATTTGTTCCTATTAAATTCCATAAAGATAATGATTATCATAAATGTATTTTGCAGACGCCATTATTATTCTCTCCTTTTGGTATTCAGACTTTACCGAATGGTAAGAGAGTCATAGATATTTCATTTCAGAATAAAAATAACGATAATTCGCAATCCTCATTTTTATATAATTTAAATCGTATTTACAAGATCATTAATAGAAAATACAAAAGCAAATACAAGGTTAATCCTTTCATTAAGAATACGGATTTTAATGAATGTATTCGTCTAAAACTACTTGAAACTACATCTTTGTATGATGAATCGCGAAATAATATTCAAACTATCAATCGTTTTACATATGGATCCTTTATTATTCATCTTGAAGGATTATGGATTAATAAAAATGATATATGGTTTCAGTGGACTCTACTGCAGGCATGTGCCAAAATACCGATTCATTTAAAAGAATATTCATTTATAGATGAAATCCATGAAGTAAAAGATAAAGAGAAGAAAATATCTGATAAGTATGATAAAATGTTAAAGATGGGGGTTCCGAAAGAGGCCGTTATAAGACAACAAATAATGGACGGAAAAATACCTCCGCCGCCACCGCCACCGGGTGGAGGTGTCCAAGTCATGACCAAATCCAAAGATATCCCTAAAATAAAAGCATCAGATTTAATGAATATCAAATTAAAAAAAGGAAAATCTCGTCCTAAAAAGATAATTGAAAAAGATCCTAATCACTTTGAACCACCGACCCTAGAAGAATTACAAACTACACTATCAAGACTTAGACCAACTAAGTAATATTAGTCATTAGTGATGGAATGCCGGCCATATCTTTTTCCATCTCTGATACCGAATCCAGTTTCACATCTTCATGTAGGTCTAGGATAGATTCTAATACATCATTGTTTTTTCCTCCAAGTTTGATTACTTCCTTGATAAGATAATCAAGTTTCAGAGCATTAAATTTCCATTTATTCATTTCTGAAAGTGAATCTTTATCGTCAATATAAATCTTTCTTTCAGTACCTTCATGGATATTAATCTGACAATATGGTTCAATAAAGAACTGTTTATCTGTCTGAGGATGATAGGGTGGATTAGTGTTCAGACGATGA